GATGAATGTGGCAATCGACTGTTGCCTCATTCCTCATGATTTCAAGTAAGTTTTCAATCTTGGTTCTTGCTTGTGCCTCGTTATTCGCCAGCACTTGAAAACTAACATTGAATGATACATTCACGCTTACATCAAACTCTTTTACTCTTTCCCTCACGTTTAACCCCCTATTGCTTGTTTCAGAAGTTCCTTGCCACTATCTGACAAGTTACTTTGTTCAATTACTTTCGCTACATCTACTGGTTCTTTTGCTACCTCTACCAAGTTACCTGTGGCAGTCATTTCAATTTGTTTTTGACCTGCACCAATCAATGCACGTTCACGTTCTGCTTTCTCTCTTGCTTTAAGTAGCAAGTGATTGTCTTTGATTGAATTTGCCATCCGTTGGCGGTGTG